ATCACGCTGCAAACGAACCTTGCGGATCACCGGATAATCGGTAGCGAGATAACGCAAACGAACATCAAGCAAATCAATTATTGATGTTGCACCAGTCAAGTTGATCTGACGGTCAGCACCGTTATAGTCCACATCTGTTGACACAACACGAAACAAACCGTTCAACGGGCTGGACATATCATCAATGTCCTGATTCAACGCTTCCAACATTTGTGCTTTAGGAAAACGCGGATTCAACGTGACAATCGCACCAGCCGTATGAGCCGCTGCTGTAGTTCCCATATATCCACGCTCGACCGTCACGGTCTTGTTACCGCTAGTTGCTTCCCAAACATAAACCAGTTCGGAGTCAATCTCAAAAACTGTTCCAGCGCGAAGCCCACCCAAGTCATAGGTCATGACAAAAGCGGTATCGTCAGAATCTACAGTTGTCGCTAACTTGTTTCGTTCCTCAATGGTTCCCGAAAGAAGTTGGCGGTTAACGCGATCCAGTAGTGCGCTGGCTGTGGACATTTACTTCTTTTTCTTAGCCTTCTTCATAGGCTTGCCCGTTTTCTTGGACATCTTCTTGGCATCAGCCATGCCCTTAGCGGTGTAAGGGAACTCCATCTTTCCGACCTTTGGCATACTGCAACCTTTCGCTAGTTAGGCAATCAGATTACCACGCCTCAACAATCCCACTTCCGCAAAGCCAAAGCCTTACGAGTAGGACGACCCTTAGAGTCCTTCATCGGACCTGGCATCCCACCCATCCGCGCACAAAACGATTTACGTCGAGCCGCAGCTTTCGGAGACTTCTTAGCCTGTGAAGCAGAAACAGGTGGCTTCAAATTCATGCCCTGCTTCTTCGCTGACGCACGACCTTTAGCGTTCAAACCACCAGCAGGATTCTTACCTTCCTTGCGTTGCCAAGCAGGAGTTTTAGCCACGCTTCTTCTTCTTTGCAGCCTTCATGTTGTCAATCAAATTAGGGTAAGGACGACCAGCTTTCGCTGCCGACGCTTTAGCCGAAGCCTTCTGCTTAGGGGACAACTTCTTAGATTTCTTCTTAGGATTTGGTCGATCCCAAACAGGCTTACTCAGATTGTTCATACCAATGCTCCAGAATCTTTCAACACATCACGCACATTCAACACTACACGGTGCTTCATACCAGGTTTCAGGTCAACCCGATGGCGACCAATATCTGCCCGCACCCTGCGTTTCACCTCAATCTCGCAAGTAGGTTCTAACGGAATCCACCCACCCGACACCCTGTTACCTGTTGGCTTTACAGCCTGCAATAGTTGGTTCGCTGCGGTATCCCAATTAAACGCTGACACCTCACCCGCATAGATTTCTGCCTGCTCCCGATACCTGTCACGGTTCTCGTACATATCTTTGATCGCACTAAATATCGCATCAAATTCAGGTTCATCCCAATCACCCATATCTTTCCAAGTTCCCTCGTTCGTTGGCACAGAACGGGTGGGGATGCGGTGGGTTGCTAGATCAGAGAACTCTCGATGACCATGCGCGTCAGACAAGATAGTTGGCACACCAGCAGAGATAGCTTGTAACGGCATCAACCCGAAACCCTCGCCACGGGACACCGAAATAAAACAGTCCGCTGAACGAACCAAATCAGCTTCCTGCTCAACAGTCATCCAGTTGTTATGGATCACCACATTCGGGTAAACAAGGTTGTCCGGCGCACACAAATATGGGGGAACAATCTTGATATGCAACTCTGCGTCAGGCAGATTCAACTCTTGAAATACCTTCAGCACAACGTCTAAACCTTTGCGATACCACTCAGACCCGCCACACAAAATCTTGAACTTCTTGTTCTGTGGCCGTTCCTTCGGATGCCAAACATCACGATCAACCCCTAAAGGGATAACACGCACGTTGTCATGGAACTGTGAGAACAACTCCCAATTATGTAGCGAAGGCACAACCACCGTGTCAAACAGTTGCAGATATTCAGAGAACTCTGGTGGCAACCAGTTCGTTTCCCACATCGTCAACAACGCAGGCTTCTGTCCTTCAACCCAACCTTTAATCAGGTTTGGTCGTAAAGCGAACACTACCCGTTCGGCATCATCACATAACTCAACTTTGCCTTCTAAGCCTTGCCGTAAACCTTGAACCATTTTCCCGTAACCAACATGAGGGATATTCACCCCGACCAGGTTCAGGTATTTGGAACTATCCCCGTTTCGACTTGCCATTTTTCTTCTGCTCGTTTCTCAACTTTGGCTGAACCATCAATCTTGCGAGGTTGAACACCGTTCTGCCTCATACGTTTATATGCGTCTAGGTCTTTGTCTAGCACACGATCCTTCTGATTGATTGTCGCGACCCTGGCTTTACCGCCCCGTGATGGCATCGCGTCAGCACCAATACCAACGTGAGCAATCTTGCAACCAAAGCATCCCTCAACATTTAGATCAGGATGCGTTTCCTGATGTTTAACCACTTATGTACTCCCCATATCCTGCTGCGGTAAGCGATGCTACCTCAGTAGCGTCAACCTCAATGTCATGCCCACCGTAATACACCTTCGCGACAGTATCCATGTCTGATGGTTCGTTCTCGGTGTAGTTACCGTTCGTCAACAGAAACACGTTCCTGCCTCTAGCGGTTGGTCGAACATGAGCTGCCAAACGATTAGCGAGGCGTTGCTCTTGGGACAGCACTAAACCTTTAGTGAAGTTCTCTGCGAGCGTAGGGCGCACAAAGTTGTCGGTGGGTGGTCTAAAAATTGCCATCAGGTGATGCTATCTCCAAAGCCTGCTGCGGTGAGTTCAGCGACCTCAGCATCATCCAAGAAATGCAGGCGACCGCCATGCCACAGTTTTTCTACCTGACCTAGATCACGCTGGTCAACAATGGTGTACTCACCTGTTTTGAGTTTGTACAGGTTTCGTGCGCGAACACCCGAACGGTCGTAACGGCCTAAACGGTTCGCTGCATCCCCGCCACCGAAGTATCCACCTGGATAGTTGTAGGTGTATGGCACACGGAATATGTGCGACTTCACCCAATTCGCTGATGATGTTCCCTCACCCGATCCTGTGGCACTACGGAAGTACAAGATGCCACCCAATGTGACTGATGTGCCTTCACCGGAACCTGTGGCGGTACGGATGTTGACAACAAGATCAACACCTTCACCCGAACCTTCACCTGATCCTGTAGCAGTACGGATAGGTACACGAATGAACGTGACACTAGAAGCCCCTGATCCGCTACCCACAGCCGTTCTAACAGGCGTAATCTGACCTGACGCTGTATCGGAGCCGACACCGCTATCTGTCGCTGTACGAGGCGCAATATGCAACCCCGTTGAATCCATCGTCCCAACACCCGAACCAGTCGCGGAACGGAGAAAAACAACGATGCGTGTCGCAGACTCCGAACCCGTACCACTACCCGTAGCCTGCCGTTGACGCAACACCTGCGCCGAAGAAGAAGCAGTACCTAAACCGTCAGCTGTAGCAGTAACGGTGAGAACCGCACGAACACCCAAATAGAAACGACCGCCGAAACGGTAAGGGAAACTGAAGTCAGTTAACTGACCTAAACGAACCTGCGCCGATCCTGAAGCAACAGAAGCAGAACCATCACCAACACCAGTCGCGGTACGACTAACAACACGGAAATAGGTTGCCCGATAAAACGGGTGAGTATCAACAAACGGTTCGCTAAAACCTGTGACTGCTGTTTGCGCCATGAGGGGTTATCCCCTAACGGCTAGTCGAGCGACAGCGTGAGAGAAGTGATCTGAAAAGTATCGCCCGCCGTAACCGCAGCAGACGACGACAACGCACCAGTCCATAAACAGTTACCACCGCTCAACGCATCCCACATAGACCAATGCGAATAAGTTTCGGTAGCAGCAACGTTCGTCCACTCCAAAGTTGCAGAAGTCGCAATAGAACCCGACGCTGCTGTAGCCCAAGCAGCAACCTTACGAGTCGTTTCAGTAGCAGCATTACTGGTTCCAGCCTCACCAGCATCACCAGTATGCAACTTCACGTACACGTTTGAAGGAATAGTCCAAGCAGTCTTACCTGTGGTGTGTTCAAGGATTTTCAGTTCCGCATAATTAGAAATCGACATACAAACCTTTCGCTAAAAAGACTATACCAAATACAAAAAGTGGGGCAACCGAGCGAGGGGACTCGGCTACCCCACATCTTGTGGAGGGTTAACTCAATTAAGCGTTAACACCAATGCTGGATGACGACTCAATGCGACGCAACGATGCTTCGCGGAAGCGGCCATAGCCACCGAGCCAGTACCAACCGATTGGGTTGAAACGCATGAGCGAGTCAACAACAGGTCCACGAACTACCTTCGGAACCATGCCGTTGCCATCAACCTGGCTGTAAGCCTTAGCCAAAGCCTGACGACCCATGATGTGTGTGCAGTACACGTCAATCGTTCCAGTTGTGCTGGTTCCGTTTGATGCGTTAGCGAACACCTTTGCGCGAGGGGTTTCAATGAATCGTACTGATTCAAAGGTTCCGATCTCACCGTTGTAGATGTTTGCTGTGTCTACAGCAACGTGTGGGGCGTTCCATGATGCTGCACCGGTTTCACGGCGAAGGTCATAGGAAACGTCTGGGTGAATGTAACCCATGTAGTAACCATTGAAGGTTGCAACGTTTGCAGCACGTAGAGCAGCAGTCTGCTTACGGATGTCGTTGGCTTCAATGATGTCTTCTGCTGCAACCGTTACACGGCTTGAAGGATCAGATGATCCACCGCCACCGTAGGCAACGTTGTCACCGCCAGCAAGAACGTCGCGAACAACCTTGTCGATTGAGTCACCAGCGTTGTAACCGATAAGGTTCGCTGCTGCTGCATCAATGTCCAAGAACGAAGTTCCACGGAGCTTTGCGGTGGTGTTGATTGTGTTGCCGTACTCAGCAAGAGTTACGGTCACTTGGCTGTCACTCATCGCTACAGGTGTAACGTCGGTGATTTCGTCAAGTGTGCTGGTTGCTTCTGCGAGGTCTGCGAAAATCGTGAAGATTACCGAAGAACCAGGCATTGACTGGTTGGTTGGTTGAACATCGGCTGCT